CCCAACATGGAGAAGCAGTTTAATACTAAAATGGCTGACAGATATCTATACAAGCGTACCCACACCACAGATGAGGGTTTTGAGATTGAGATGCATCTCCCCGGGGTGGGTAAGGATAACATCCAGATCATGCTTTCTTCGGACGACCATGAGGTGACCGTTGGCTACGGTGAGAACCGAAGTGCCTCATTCGATTTGCCCAGTTACGTGGATGTATCGGATGAGGGTTACAAGGCGAGTTACGTGGATGGTGTGCTCAAGCTGTTCTTCAAGATGCGAACTTCGGACAAGAAGCGCCGGGAGATCAAGCTTGATTAGACAAACAATGTTCCACCGAGTCCGCCTTGGCAGCGGAAGACATTAAAGTTTACCGCGTAGAGTCTTGCTTTACGCGATACGCTATTATCAACAAGAGTTAGTTCGAAAATCTGACTGGAAATTCGGCTCATGTTGACCGTACCGGAAGGGAATGTACCAGAATTTTGACCCACACTAAACACGTTCACCTTATAGCTTGGTGTCTGTGTGTAGTATTCGTAGGGCTGAATGGCTCTCATTTTCATTTGATCAAGGTTAAAATAGTTTTGTCCATTGAAGAAAAGTTTCCACCGCGTCACTTGATCGTTGGAGTAACTCGAGTAATTTGAACTTGCGCCTGAACTATAATCGAACACGCCATCGGTCCCAGAGTCATTTTGTACGACCAGGATGAATTCCTTTACGGGATTTTCAAATTCGGTTTTGAATCGTATCTGATTGAGATCATTTAAAGTCACTCGTGCAAGTTGTGTTTGTCTAATTACGTAATCCATTTGTTTTCCAAGGAAAAATTGCCTATGTTCTTCCGAAAGATAGGCAGCCTGCAGGTTGACTTCGATATTAGGAAGTGTAACACTGCCAAGTTCGGCTTGATTTCTCAAGACGAGTCTCAAATCAATCGTGTGTCTGTTCAGAGCCAAAAGAGGGAAAGCATTTTCGTATCCTTTTCCAAAAAATGGAAGCTCAACAATGAAATTTTTCGAAGGCGCACTCGTGCCGTAGGAGGTTGGTGAGACATTTCTAACCAAGAGGGCATCATTGCTATTTCGCGTCCTCTGCGAATCCGTAAGATCCGACATAATTGCCATGTATTCTCCAGTAAGACTCACGATGGTCTGTCCTCCCACCAGAAGTTCTGCACGTTCTATGAAAGCATGAGCGGCATCCTGTGGGACTGTCTGTGTGTTTACATAACTGAAATTCAGAAAGAAACCCGTTATGATATCACACGTGTCATTGTCTATCGTACAAATACTCGATCCACCAAAACGGATATCAGAATTAAAAGCCAGACGAAGGTTCTCGGACGTGTACCCCGCGCGATCGGTGAAAACTTTTTGATAATAACTTAGTTCAGGCGTTCCTGTCAAAAAGGTGTCTTGGTATCCTGTGACGGCAAGCCGCATACTATTATGATGTGTCAAAAAAAGATTTGAAAAAATACATACGACTATTAGACATGAACATTCAACTCAAAAAATTCAACCCCGCTTCAATGGGTGACGACAAGGTGTGTGTGTTTATTGGCAAGCGTGGCACAGGAAAATCAACCTTGGTGACGGACATCCTCTACCATAAAAAGCACCTCCCTGCGGGCGTGGTGATGTCGGCGACCGAGGAAGGCAACCACTGGTATCAGCAGTTCATTCCGGACTTGTTCATCTACGGTGAGTATGACAAGGACATCATAGAGAGGGTCATCGACAGGCAGAGGAAGATGGTAAACATGAAGCCGCCACCAGGAAAGAAGGAACTGACATCCAGAGACATTGGAGCTTTCATTCTTATGGACGACTGCATGTACGATCGACGTTTTCTGAAAGATGCCTGCATTCGTCAGTGTTTCATGAATGGTCGTCACTGGAAGATCTTTTTCATGTTGACGATGCAATACTGCATGGACCTCAGTCCCGATTTGCGCGCCAATGTGGACTATGTGTTCATCGCGCGAGAAAATGTGATCCAGAACAGGGAAAAGTTGTACAAGGCATTCTTCGGGATCTTCCCCAACTTCGATATGTTCAACCAGGTGATGACGGCATGTACTGAAAATTATGAGGTTTTGGTACTGGACAACACCAGTAAGTCCAATCGAATCGAGGACTGTGTGTTCTGGTACAAGGCCAAGATCCATCAGAACTTTAGGGTCGGCTCTGCACAATTCTGGAGCCTCCATCAGAAAACCTATAAAAAGGCAGGAGGTGCCACCAAACCTGGTCAGGATCCTAATGATGTCAAGAGAAATAGGAACTCACAAGCCCTCCAGGTGAAGAAGTTGAAATAATTATTCAGGGAGCGACGACCTCCATGGAGGTCAGAGATAGGAGACATCCGACACAATGGAGACCAAATCCATCGCACTCGCGACGACCGCGCTCATTGACTCTGGGTTGGTGAGCGAGAGCAAGGCGGATGCGCTGGCCACTCACCTCAGCAAGGGCGCCAAGAACTGGTGCATCAAGCAAATGAAACCCGGCGACGTGAACGAAAATATGAAGGAGTTACAAAAGTTCAACTCAAAGGTTTGGACGGAATATCTCGCCAAGAGGAACTACATATTTGATGTTACTGAAAGTGGAGTGGTCAAGCGCAAGACACCACTGGTGGAAAAGCAGGAACGTCTTTTGGAAATCAAGAACAAGATGGTTGGTGAAACCTTTGTGCCACCCATCAAAAAGGTCAGTAAAAGACTTCTGGACCAGGCACGACTCAAGCGACTTCTCACTTTGGTCAAGAAAGACATCGAAGAGATGGAGAACGAGATGAAGGGTCTGTCAATGATAAACCAAAAACTGGAACGCTACTTTATTCGTCGACCTTCCTTCAAACCCAAGGTCTTCATAGGCCAGGAAGAAGAATACCTCGACCTTCCTGACATCCCCAAGAGGAAGCGCATCCTCAAGAGACTTTTACACCTTCTGAACATGAAACGTTTTGGCAAGATGGAAAAGATACACGATAAACTCACACAAGTTCGCAGAGATACGATGACCAAACTGGTCCAGATACAGCGAGACATCTTCATCAACTCCAAAGAGTGTTGGGTGCGTGCAGAAAGGGCATCAGTCTTGGACAAGAAACATGCAAACGACGAACTCAAAGCCGAGCATGCCAAGATATCGGAACACATTTCATCGAACCTGAGCGACTACATGGTCGAGGTGCCAAAGCCTTTCAAAAACGCCACGGTCATCAGCGAGAACGACACACGGGCAAACTGGAAGAATCCAGAGTTCAAACGCCTCTACGCGAACCGGATGAGATCACTGATCTACGCGATCCGCAACAACGACAAGTCCAAGTTTCTGGACAGGATCAAGTCAGGTGAACTCAAGCCCAACACATTCGACTCTAAGGAGATATGGGACCTTTGGTATCAGGAACCCAAGAAGGAGGTAGTCGAGAAGAAGCCCGAGGAATACGAGGACGGGATGTTCAAGTGTGGCAAGTGCAAATCCATGAAGACCACCTATGTGGAGAAACAAACGCGCAGCGCAGATGAGCCGATGACCTTGTTTATCACCTGCAGGATGTGTGGCACTGTGATGAAGCGTTAAAGAAAAGACATGGAAGATATTTAGAATGTGTAGTATCTGTGGTGAAGACATTTCCTTCGTCTGCAAAGTCAACGTCCGTTGCGGTCATCACGTTCATCACGAGTGTCGCCTAAACCTCGTCCCAATTACAAAATGTTCAATATGTAATAGAATTATAGTTAATAAACTTGATGTCCACTTGAGTGACAACGATGAAATATGTCACAAACGTTGTGATACAAACACGCGACGTTACTATCCACTCTGTCCAGTGGAAGGATGTGGCATGGCTTTACACAGACACCATGTCATAACAAACAAACAATGTCAACAGCTCATAGTAGAACTCGAAGGAAAGACATATGAAGAACGCATGGCGATCTACCTTTCTTACGGGTTCCGCGAAGATGAATTGGGTGGAGGAGAACTTGATGAAGAAACATGGAAAAAGATTCAAACAATCATTTCGGCTTCTTCACAAGAAAAGGAAATACAGGAAGATGTTGTGGTACCTAAAGAACCCAAACCAAAACCGGTAATCACTCCTCCCAATACCTATGAACCCCGAGAACTTGCTCCCGGTGAACGATACAAGCCGCCGAACAAGTCTAGACGACCCCAAGAACGCGGAGCTTCTCTAAAAACTCTAGTTCCTCACTCTGTGAAGGATAGGGTTCATGTTTCCCCTCAAGAAGATTTTGCTTTATTTTCGCAAGGTCCAGTCTAGAAAGGGTGACGGATCCGAGAATATAATCCTCATAGGCTTCGGCGACCGCTGGAATCAATGGCTTCACCAGGTCGTACATCGCCTTGGCGTACAACTGAATCTCCGGTTGGGCATGACTGTCCATCCTGAGACGCAGATAGTGAAGAAGATTGTGCAAGTTTATCTTCCAGTAGAATTCGGTATAGGTCGACAGAGGCAGATGTTCCCGTGCTGTCTCTCGGGCAACCCCATGATCCAAGAGCCTTTGGTAGACATCGAACGCCTGTTCGCACGAAGCCTTCTGATCCCTCAGCAGCACCATGGACTCGGGCGAATCCAGAACTCCGTCGGAACCTTGATGGTTCACCTTGGACTGACCACGGAACTCTGCCGGAACGTGGAACTCCTCGGGCAACTGCGAGTAGCGACCCGAAATTTCATTGATGCTGGCAGTCCGGTGACGCATGTGCTGCCGAGCCAGAAAGATGGGCATCTTGATGTGAAACTTGAAGTCGACCATCTCAAAGGGGGTCGTATGAGCGTGACGGAGCAGGTAGCGAATCAGACCACGATCACTCCGAACACTCTTGGTGCCTTCTCCATACGAAACGCGGGCGGCTTGAACTATGGCGTGATCAAGATCCTCCCTCGGCATTGTATCGACAAGACGTACGAACCCATGCTTTTCAACACGGATTTCTGACATTTATACTACTATCGAATGTATTCTCTAATTAACATCACATCACAATCTCCCTCCACCGGAAGACCCTTGTCCCTCCACCCTTCCAAACCATCTTCGAGAACAAATATGTTAGTAAACCCATATTCGTTCATGTGGACCTTGGCCATCTTGGCAACCAGTGACTGTTTGTTATTCCCATAGAGCACGATGGCTTGGTCGAAACCGGGGAACGTTCGACCCGTTCCAGAGAAAAGTCCTTCCCCGCGCTTTTCCACGTCCATGTAAGTTACCTTTTCAACTTTTTCGGGTGGTTCACTTGGCGTATCTGGCTCCTTCGTCGGCATCACGATCGGCTCATTCTGTCTGGAGACCTCGACGTCATACATTCGGAATGCCCTCTCCAAATCAGTCTCTTTGTTGATTTTCAACTTGGTCGCTTCTTCCAATTTCTTGGACTTTTCGGCAAATTCCATTGGCTCGATGTTCCTCAAAGGTCTTACTTGTTCAAAAGCAATTCTAGCACTATTCTCTGCTATCCGAGCATTGTTTGAATCGTCAGTTGCAGTGATCACCCTGGCCCGTGCCAACAGCAGGCGATCGGAGCGCTCCCTAAGAACCTTCTCCTCGTAGGATCTCTTTTCGACCCGCTGGGGGTCATTTTCACCAGCAAGAACCGCATTGATGCGATCAAACTCCACCATGGGAAAATTGATCGAGTTCGGAAGTCTACAATTCTGAAAATGTGTCTGTGAACCTACGTGAATCAACATGAGGTTTGGTCGTGACAATCTGAGACTATGTAATTGTTCTGGTGAAACCATTATATTAATATTACTCATAATTTCTTACGGCGAGTGCCACGGGAAAGCGAGGAACTCCATCTTGGGTGAGTCCCTGAAATTGAACGGTGAGCATTTCACCCATCAACTTCCCTCGGTTCTTCCACAACTCCCTTCGACTCTCCATTGTTCCCTTGGGTCGGGCCTTGAATGTGTCACCGTCCTTGGTCTCGCAGATCCAGATGGGTGTCCCACGATCCTTGCCTTCTGCTTCCTCGGCGCCCACAATTTCAAACTCCTCGGTCATCATCTTCTTGTACTTGATGCACTGGGACGAGCGCCTATTGAGCAAATAGGGACTATCAGCCACGCGAACCACCACACCTTCGTGACCCTCTGCCACGAACTTGTCGTGATACCTGTCGGCGTCCTTGGCGGTTCCTTGATAGGCTGGAACGATCTTGATCATGGGGTGTTTGATTGACTTGATGATTTCCTTGAGTCTCTCGTAGCGTTCCATGAAAGGCATATCCAACTGACTGAGGCGAAAGTAGTCGAAGCAGTGAAATTCCAGCTTGGGTGCATAGGGACTTTCTGAACCCCGAGCGGCACTGGTGATCTGTTCAAAGTCCAAGTCCTTGCAGAAGAGTTCGCCGTCCAAGAACTCGCCCTCTTCCAACTTTCCTTCCAGCGCCTTCTCCAGGTGGGTCAAATGTTCAATCCTCTGTTCGTTCCTGGACTGAAGCAAGAGTCCACCGCCAGAAAAGCCGGCAAGCATCCTGACACCATCCAACTTGGGCTGAAAGCGAATGTCACCATCAATCCCATAGGACCTCGCACTGAACGAGTAGAGCAGCATGGGTCTGAGGACAACTTCGGATCTCAGTTGAATATTGTCCATGTACCCCAACTTTACCTGTTTTCTCCACATCTGAGCGGCTTGCTCCTCGATTGGAGTCTTGCGTTTGGCATCGGGAGGGCGTTCCGTCACAGATCTTTTACCATCGATAAGACCTGTGGTTCGTCTAATCATTCCATTGACGACCTCGACTTGCCAAATGCGAGTCTTTCCTTTGGCAT